TTAAGTCTCCTAGTATTAAGTCTCCTAGTATTAAGTCTCCTAGTATTAAGTCTCCTAGTATTAAGTCTCCTAGTATTAAAGGTAAAAGTCCTATGACTAACGTTTATATAACCGATGGTAGTAGCATACCCGTCGACACCTGGGTAGGAGATATTCAAGCTAAAGTGAATGAAATGATCTCTTATATAGAACCTGATCAGAAGAAGAGAAATAGATATATTGACAATGAAGCTATGAAGATTTGGACCAAAGCCTTTACACACGAGACTGCAAATTACAATGATAATAACAAAACGTTGGAGACATTTGGCGATGCAGTGTTGAGGCTATATTTCATAAATTATCTGATGCAAAAGTTCCCAAACCTAGGGCAAAGCGGTTATACCAATTTGATTAATCACTACCAAGACAGAGTGAGGCAAGGAAATATGTCTAGTAAATATGGCTTATATGATCTAATCAATATCAATCCAAAATCTATCAGAGACGATAAACTAGCAGGAGATATTTACGAGGCCTTCTTCGGAGCTCTATTTAGAGTAGGAGATCTGGTTCTTCCAGGATTGGGCGGAGTATTAGCTAATAATCTGATTGTATATCTATACAATCAAGAAGACGTTGATATTAATAGAACACAGAAAGATCCTAAATCTGCAGTTACTCAGATGTTTAATAGATTTAGATTTGGCGATGAGGCCAAGACTAATTATTATAAGGCTATAAGAGATGCTAGCCTTATAGAACAAAATACAAACGGAACTTACACATACGTTCTTATTTTACCAGCGGCCGTTAATCAGTTCTTATTGCAACATAACATAGATGTCGATCCTACAAAAGAATATACAGGTAAAAATGGAAATGTAACACTAGGTGAAGGCACATCTAGAGATTCGAAGGAAGCTAATATAGAAGCTTATAAACTAGCGTATGATGTATTGAGGGATTCGGGATTTACACCTGAGACGGCTGAGGACATCAAAAGAGATATGGATTTCGGAGGACTTGATAGTGGTTTAGTACAAAAAGCTGAAGCTAAGGCTCGACAACAAAATATTAAATTGTTGTTCGGTACCCCTAGTGGTGAAGTATCCACCGTCCAACTAAAGGGTAGATTGGTCATAGGTGATGATATTGTTTTAGCGTCTTATTCATATGGAGTCGGTGAAACTATCACTTCTGCTAGAGAGAGAGTATTACAAATGTACATAGATATGTAATATTTACTCGATCATTCTTTATAGCAAATCCAAGATAGTGAGATTAGATGTTTTGTAAAAAAATTTTTAGGCGCTTATAAAAAAATGGGAAAACAAACTAGAAAGTGTTATTACAAGAAGAGCTCGAGCTCTTCTTGTCACAAGTGCAGTTCATGCTCCTCATCCTCTTCTGACGATCATTGCAAGAAAAAGAAGTGCTGTTGCTCCTCGTCCTCGTCTTCTGCGTTTACTATCGACGAATGCAGACAGGCGGCGGCTAAGGGTAACTGGCACCCACGAAAGCACAATTGCTCATCGGATTCTTCCTCCAAGGAGAATACCTTGTGCAAGAGTACCTCGGCCACTTGCGCTCCTTGCCGTTACGATATTTCCAAGAAGGATTGCCCCAGTTCAAGCTCTTCATGCTGTGATTCTAGCTCATGCTGTTCTTCCAGCTCTGATTGCTATTCCTCTTCTTCATCTTCAAGCTGCTCTTCTTCGTCGGACTCGTCTTGTGACCCATATTACAAGTGGAACGAGAAGCCCATTAAGACAAAAATATGCAAAGACGGCGTGAAATGTGTTAGTTATAAGTGGAGATATGGATACGGTAAGTGCAAGCACAACAATTACTACGGTAAGTGCTCTCATGGCTGCAAACCCGTTTGTTGTACCGGACAGTATAATAAGAAGAAGTATAAGTACAACGACTATGATGCGGCGAAAGCCGGTAAATACGATGCCAAATTCGGAAAGCAGAAGCCTTGCAAGAAATCATCCTCTTCTGAGGCTGGATGTCCTGGCGGAAATCTTCCCTGTGCTGAGCGTCGTGGAAAGAAGGAACACAAGAAGGAGGAACACCACAAGAAAGATCATCATGAGTCAAAAAAAAAGTAAATCGAAAGGTTGTGGTTGTTGAAGAGAATAAGCCTAACAACGGTGGAAATATGTTCGCCAATATCTTCGACATCTTCGGAAATCGAGCCAATCAGGTTAACCCTAAGTAATATCCTCTTCTCTAATAAAATATAAAATCTAATCGTCGAGATACAGTCACCAGCTCCCGGTTCATATTGGGAGTTCCCCAATCTCCCGGTTGAGAATTCATGTATGTTCGGACTAATAGTCTTTGAGCTGTGAAAATATCTCCCGGAATGGCTGGTCACAACTTCTCCGATTAGAGCCAAAAAATCTAATCTAATATATTAACTAATATATTTTGATATCGATATAATCGATGGCTTTGTTTTACTGAAATTAAGTAGTAGTTATCATTTAAGTCAAAATGGATAAAACCATTGAAAACATTTCTTCAGAAGATGACTATGAGTCTGAGGAAGAATATGATGATTACGATGATAGAATGGATTCAATTGAATGTGTCGGTAGTTTTAAAGATCTGATGATGATAAATCATAATTGGTGGAAAACGAAGGATTCCTATTCCAATCAACATCCGTATAATATACATATAGATCCCACTGGCAGAGACGATATAATAAAAGAAAACCCACAATCTAAGTTATTGATTGAATTGAATAGTCATGTTTTGACTACAAATTCTCAAAATGAATTGGTTAAAGAATCTATCTTTCCTCGTCAATCTGACAATTTGATCGATGTTGGCGACAAAAGAATTTGTAAAGATCTTTCAAGGCGTGTACCCGTTGGCAGCGAACATTATGAACATTTAAAGAGAACCTCTATAATTCTGGCTGGTGAGGCTTGTATTCACATACAGAGACCTTACATCGGTTTTATCGCCAATGAGGAACAAACTAAAGCGTTGATAGACAAACTAAAAGATAGCAACGATATAGGTTTTAAATGTATGTCGGTCGATGGTGATAAACCTGTATCAAACTATACATATGACAAAGAAGTTAGCACGTCAGTTATCCCTTTTACATTATATTATATTCCAAAGTATAACGTAAAATCTATAGGTGCTCGATGTTGGAATCGGGATGTTATACGTCATTCTGATAAAATATATTATATCGACTAGTCGATAATTCGGAAGAACTCTTTTTCTGGACAGTATATTATTGTAAATGGGGAAACATAAATAAGAAAATGGTTTTACCTGAAGGGCCTTATTACCAACAGTCAGATCTAGAAGATCCTGACAATTATATGTTAGGCGCTTTAATAGATATTTTGAAATCGGTTTAAGTTCTTGTATTAATTAATACAAAAATATAACAGCGTGATTCTAACGAAATTAATCTTTTATTTTTCTTTAGAGATCAAGAAATGGATTACCTATGTAAGTATGTAAAGGATCTACCTCATTTGGTTGAAGATTTAATCGATAAAGAATATACAGACACGAGGAAAGAGTACAATTTGAAGGTCGTGGAGATCCCAGATGATGTGGAATGGAGAATCCACGATTATGACGGAGCAGAACATGTCTATGAGAAGCATAGAACATGGTACTAAGTATCCCGCTCCAAAAAAAGCTTTAAAAAATCTATTAATTAATAGATTGTCAAACTATTGGCTATACAGAGTGGTCGATAACTTCAAGTGATCACTTGAATGTTCAGAAGAAGGTACTGAACCTGTAATATCTGGACTCAATGAAGCATCGACAATTATCCAATGTTCTGATACAAATATATAATCGATGGTATCTTTGAATTCAGTCGTCCTCTTACCTATCTCAGACCAACATGTAAATTCGGGTTCTTTACCATGCTTCTCGAACATAACACTTCTAATGGGAGTTATGGTATTCTTTTCAAAGTAGTCCAATATGGACTTTGGATAAGCACTAACTCCATCCTTAAAAGTATCATTAATACATTTGTGTATTCCAGTGACAATCTTATAAAAATCGTTATCTGGTTTATTATTGAAGTCTCCACCAAAAATGTAGGGTAATTCTCCACTAAATTGTTGTAGATTTCGAACGGTTAAAATGTTAACCATAAGCATCACTTTTTGATCCCAGAACTTACAAGGAGCATGATATGTAGACACAACAAACGATACATCGTCTCTCGATAACTCAAGTAGTATTTGGATATTGTTAGACTTCCTCAATACATTATCATAATGGTTGTTGACCCGAGCATATGGATTTTCAGATAAACCTAATCGCCACCATATATCTTGCATGTATGTAACAGTGTTATAAAATTCATCACCAATAACTAAGTCGCATTTAGCATACGTATCGCCCAATCTTTCGAACTGGCATCTTTCCACCTTTAAATAATTAGGAAAAGCTATCCCAACTCCCATATATCCAGAACCTGGATGGCCATAATTGGTAGCTATAAAAGTATAGTCATATTTGGAGAACAATACCTCCAACTTACTTCTAAATTCGTAACATACTTCCTGTAGAAGAATGATGAATTTATCAGATATCATGTCTCTAAGATCCATAATTATCTGATTAATTCTATGGTCCGGAATTATGTATTCTTTCGGACATTTAGGAAAGGTCTGCTTGTTGCCATACTTAGATGACAAAATATTGTATGTGACTACACTAATGCTATACATCTTGTTGAAATATATTGTTCGTGATATATTTATCATCGATAAAAGCTACTAATAAAATTAATTTTAATTTTATCGATTTTGCGTTTAAATTAGTGCCAGCACGGCACATATACCTTGTGACAGTATGGCGCATATGCCTTGTGGCAGTATGGCGCATATACCTTTATTTCCAGCTTTTCCTATAAACCACGAACAATGTGTGGCCTTCGGGGAAGTTACCTATTTTATAGGACCAGATGGTGCCACACATTTTCGTTGTCCGTGTGTAGCGTTTCACGAGAATCAGATATTGTTACAGAGATATTATACTACTTTACCATCTTATCCTCAGCCTTATCCTCAACCTTATCCACAGACTTATCCTCAACCTTATCCACAGACTTATCCTCAACACACTTCACCTAGTCTATCTTCTATTGACCACACTTCACCTAGTCTTCCACCTATCGATCACACTTCACCTAGTCTTCCACCTATCGATCATACTTCACCTACCCTTCATTCTACAGATCACATTTCACTTACCCTTCCTTCTACAGATCACATTTCACTTACCCTTCCATCTATCGACCACACTTCACCTAGTCTTCCTTCTACAGACCACACTTCACCTACCCTTCCTTCTATCGATCATACTTCACCTAGTCTTCCTTCTACTGTAGAAAACATCGAACTTCCCGGCAAAGTAAGAATAAGAAATAGAAAGAAGAAAAGGTATGTGGAACCTAAAGAGGAAGCTAAAGAGGAGACTAAAGTGGAAGAGACTAAAGTGGAAACTAAAGAGGAAGTTAAAGAGGAAGTTAAAGAGGAAGAGACTAAAGTGGAAACTAAAGAGGAAGAGACTAAACAGGAAGCTAGAGTGGAAGCTAAAGTGGAAACTAAAGACAATAACACCTCTTCTGGTAAGAAATCCTATAAGAAGACAGTCAAGAAAACTATCAGAAAGAACAAGAAAGATAAACAATCGCGAGAGTCTAAACGTTTGGAAGAAGAAAACATATTAGACGCTTTGATACAAGAGAATAAAATAAATAAGAGATTATCCGAACTAAATGAAGAAGTTAGCGATCTTTGCAGTGCGTGTAATGGTGCTCTGTTTATAATGAAATATTTACTATCACATTATACTAGTAGATGTTTCGTAGAGGCATTATACAAATCTGTACAAATCTTTCTAAGATTAGATGGTTATGAGTTTATAGAATTAAACACTGTAAGTGTGGATGAAAAATGGACTATGGCTAGTATGACAGAGCTATATCGCCGAATAGAATTGGAAGCGTCCAAATTTGATATATTTATGTCCCGAGCGTTGTTTACTGACTTACATAATATGTCTATATTCAAAACCTGTCTCGAATATTCACGTAAAGTGATGTTTCATTGTGATATTATCATCAAAAGTGTCCATAAATTTATCAAAGACGGTGTAAGTATGGAAGTTATACCGTACATGATGCGTACCATTTATACATCAAAGAATTGCGAAGATGATATACTTAATACGTTGGGAGATAAATATCCTGATGATGCGTTTACTATATTGAAAGATATACCTTGGCCTAAAACTGAAGAGATCGTTCGATACGATGACATATATGTCATGTCGGGATGTTCTTGGGGGACACTGGCATGTAGAGATGTATGTAATGGGTGTGGTATGACCAAAGGAAATCGAATTATTAGTTCTTGTTGTTTTTCAAGACAGATAGTATGTCGATGTGTGACTGATATGAAGGCAAACACTGTTGCATGTCAAAATATCTCAAAAGATTGCTATCAAACCCTTATGGATAGCAAAGGTTTAATATTAACACAACCTAGATGTAAACTTCAGAGAGAAGAAATTAGACTCGGTCTAGTCCTAAGACATAAAGGTAAAACTCCAGTTCCTCATATCTATTGTGATGATGATTAAAAAAACTATTAATTAATAGTTTGTACTACTTTTAGTGAAATACATCCCGAGAGCTCTCAAACAATTCTAGAACTAATAATTAGTACTTTCACTATATTTCACTAATATATTGCTCAAAGACTTCTGGAACTACTTTTCACTACTTTCACTACTTTTATATCTCGAGAGCTCTCAAACAATTCTAGAACTAATAATTAGTACTTTCACTATATTTCACTAATATAT